CCACGAACAGTGACACTGACTTTAAAAACGCACGCCCGAGTGGAGTAAACACTGGTATAGATGTATAACCTTTGATTACCTCTAACACGTCCCAGTAGCTTCGTATAACGCTCTCAGGACACGTAATTGATTTCACTAGGTCATCCAATCGTCTACCTGGGATGCCATGCCAAATCGTAGTTTTCAATAATGATGGCGCATATTCGGCGTCGCGACCATCGTGCAGATAGCTCTCACCACCGTACCAATAATTATAATTTAAGTCTTCTGGTTCAACGCGCAGATTTACACTTTCCTTAAATAAGCGACTCACACGTTTTCCATCCTCGAGCTCATGTTTATCACCATTTAAGAAAGCGATAAGCGTGTCATCTCCCGCCACACCTAACTTATAGTCATCGGGTCCGCTGATACCGAACATTTTATGCTTCCGCAGAGTATAATTTAAACAGATCCAGTTCACCAAAGTGTTCATAATACTCGTTAACGGCGAGCCACTTGGAATGCCTCGCGTCAATCTATATATGAATCTCTGTTTTATAGCAACGTTCTTATATATGAAGCCCGACATCACAAACAAAAATATTTTGTCCAACTTTGCCGACTCCGGAAAACAAGAACGAAGTATACAGAAGGCAGCCACCATCGCATTCTCAATAACAGTTGAGTCAAATTTCTTCCAATCTAACTCCAGCACGGGCGTGCCTGGCATTACGAAATTACGAATACGTCGCCACCCGCCATTTGTAGTGTCCTGTCCCATAAAACACTCACTGTCTGGGTTCAACAGCAAAGACTTCTTAAGTGCACGTGTGACCGGTTGCGCGATCGCACCTGCAATAATGGCGTTTGGCGTCTCAGGCATCAATACAATTCTCGACTCTGGTGGTTTACCTTTGCTGAAATCTTGTTTTCGCGCCCTACCGCCAACCGCCCATAATGAAGTGTCGCATATTGGACTACGTGATGTAACGATCTTATCCCACAGTTTACGTGCTATCAATATGGCTTTCGAATATGCAGTTTCCTTTGTAGTGCCGAGCTCAGTTCGTGAGTAAATCCCGGGATGAGCTTCGGAGTTCATCGTAACCGCATTTAAAATCCACTTTGGCAACACAAAATCCACTTCAGGTAGGCCAAACTTGTGTAGTCGATCCATTGAGTACTGGATAAGTTCATAGGCACTAGGCATTGATTTTACAGCAGGTGGTGCACCCATCTCTTCGAGAAGTGATTTATTAGTACCCCAACTGCCCTCGACTAATGAATAACGAGATACATCTAACTTCCCTTTGAGAGAGGTAGGTACCTTATCGCTATACACATAGCCGTCATACCAGCCTAATGGATCTCTGATCTTATCCGGCCACGCCCCTACCGGTATGTCAGTCAACCCAATCCATTTACAACAAGAAGTGTTCTTCAACGGAAGTTTCTCCTGTTCAGAATGGTTAAGTTGTCTGTCAGCTCGGAAAGGACGTGGTAGGTATTCCGTAGTTTTTTCCACAAATCCGACCCCATCGACGTTTTTCGGTGTATACTTTGTGATCTTCTTTACTTCACGTGACAGATCATACTCTTTAGAATCATAGCCATATTCTTTTGCAGTATCTTTAATGGACAACCAAGCTTCTTCCCTACGTTTAGATATTTCAACTACCTCTTGCGGTGTCTTTTCCGATGCATGGAAGAGTGAACCCTTCCACGCATCTTTCTGACGATACCACAGGAGCGCAAGACGATTGGCCCGCTTAAGCCTACGCTCGCTAGAAAAGTCTACGCGAGAAGATCTTTGTAGTCCCCGAACACAAAAGGGTCAGTAAACTTACCGTTTTTCAGGTCATCCAATAACTTCGACCGTAGTTCCTCTAGCCGCAATTTTTCAAGTAGTTCACGTTTGTCCTCAGGAGCAGCAAGTATTTCTAATTGTGCTTGTAGGTCCAGACAGGTAACATTTACCTTTAATATCTTGACTAGTGGCGTCTCCAACTTCTCCAATTTTTCCTTGGCTTCGTTTTCCGCAACTTCGACGAATCGTGAGAACTCTTCTGCCTTGGCTTGAATCTTATCACTAGCCTCTTTACGCATTTGATTGATGACAGGCAGCGCATTAGCCACTTCAGTCCACTGGTCGGGAGTAATACCGCTTGCGCGAAATGACTCCGGCATTTGTGAAAATGCTGAGTTCTGAAATGACCACTCTGCATACCACATCCTCAATTTAGGTGAAAGTGAGATTAGTTTAGAAAAAGTGTCTACATTATTAATTTTTCGGATACTAACCTTATTAAAATCTTCGAATGCTCTAATAATTTTTGTCTTCTGGCTATCAACCATATTTTACCTCCTTATTAGTAAACGTGCCGTTGAGCGTGGAGTGACACGGACAGTATGCACAAACTACCACTAGCGCCCTATTCTTATTTAGTCTTTAACACCATTGTAGGATAGGTAAGGTC